ATATATATAAGATAGAACCACAGGGTCTATCTCGGGGTTTTCCAGTGTTACAGCGAAGCGTCAAGAAAACCCCCAGGAGGGGTGAAACCCCGACTATATTTTGGGGGTTCAAGGGGGTTCCCCCTTGATTTTTTTCATTTGAGTTGAGCCAAGCGAAACGAAAATGAAAAAAATATTTTTCTCGTTCTTTATGGAAAAGAGAAAAAGGTTCCAGGGTTCCACGAGTTGACTTAAAGGAAACGAGTTGTGAGGAAAATGTCTGCATTTGACGAACGTCCACCCACCCCATACGTCGGTCGTTCACGACGACCGACTGTTGATTGCCTTGAGGCAATCGAATCTCAAGTTCACCAACTTGAGATTCTGCGCGATGACCTCGCGCATCGAGGACGGGCAAGAGAATCGATGGCTGTCCTCGATCAGATCACACAATTGCGAGCTGTTGCGAGCAATGCCCGACGCGGAGCGAGGGCATCATCGGCGACATATGAGGAGCCGATGAAAGGGCCGACCTCCAAGAGGCCCTCCCCAGCGTTAGTCTGGGACTTCACCTTGTGGTTACCCGAGGAGTTCGAGGGTGAATTCCTCGAGTCAGAGGAATTCCTTTCCTTCCAGACGAAAGTCCAGGAGGTCCTTGACAGGTACTGTCAAGACTGGGTCTACCAGCTTGAGCAAGCTGGAGGGAGTGAAGACGACGAAGGAGACGAAACGGACGACAGCGATAGCGAATATCATAATGACCTCCGGTTTCACTTTCAAGGTCGATTCCGGCTTAAGACGAAGAATCGACTTACGGCCTTGAAGAAATACTTCAAGGACTCACCGATGAGCACGGCTCATCTCTCAGTTACCTCACGGGAAAATTGGGGAAACAATTTTTACGTGACTAAAGAGGACACCCGTAAGGGTGGCCCTTGGTTCTCCGAGTCTTATAGTCTCGGAGTCGAAGATTCCTTCGTTCCCCGCCAGGTTAAGGAAAAGATGTCAAAGCTTTTCCCCTGGCAACAGTTCGTCCTCGACGATTGCCGCAAATGGTGCCCAAGAACCATCAATGTTATTGTTGACCGCAAGGGAAATTGCGGCAAGTCTTCTTTCATATCATACATGCTTTGCATGGAAAAGAATTCATTGGAAGTCCCCCCCGTTCACGACTTTAAGGATGTGACGCAGTTCATCTGTTCGAGCATCACGCAGAAGGGGAGAAAATGTTGCAAAAACATTTTCGTGGACTTCCCACGTTCACGTGACCAGACAAAAATTCACCAATTTATGGCTGGCATTGAGAGAATCAAAGACGGTCGAGTCTTTGATTCTCGTTATAAAGCCACGACAGTGCTCATAGATTCCCCGAATATATGGATGTTCACAAACATAGTCCTCAAGTTGGACTATGTGTCTTACGATCGTTGGAAGTTCTTTACAATCGATAAATCCAAGGAGATTCAACCCTTGGACTTCGCAGGGATGACTAGTCAGGAAGACCTCGACAACCATGTGGCCTTCATCCAAGGCCTTGAGGCGAAGCCTCCACATTCTCGCGCTCATCTACCTTATGAGAGCGACCCAAAATTTAAAAATAATTAATTTAAACAAATTCTCTTTTGAACAAAAGAGAAGAGAAAGTTAAATTTCGAACGAAGTGAGAAATGTACGGTGCACGTTCCTACGTCCCCTATGGTGCTAGGCCCTACGGAGCCTATGCACCAGCCCCCCGCCGTGTTGGAGCAATTGCTCCAGGTGGCCGAAAGCGCTCGATGCTTTCGGGCTACGCCGACGTTCCTCTCCTGGGGAAGGTCGGCTTCAATTATGCCTCTGGTGCGGGCCGAAAGAATGCTTCGGCGGCTTCCGCAAAAAGATCAACAGCTTCTAGCGTCCGTTCCATTGGCTCCGGGAGGTCAGTCATGACCGCTCCGGTCTCTGTGGGAACCTCCACGGTTCGCACTCAGCCTATCGTTAAGGCCAGTCCCACTGGCCAGCTTTGTTTCAAGAACAAAGAGGTCATCTCCCAATTGGCCGTGCCAGGAGATGCCACATTCACCACATACTCGTATGTGATAAATCCGGGTCTCCCGATTTTTCCACTTCTTCGCAATCTCGCCCGTTGTTTCCAAAGATACAACATGAAGATCAAGTTCTTCTTCGAGACCTCTGTCCCGTCCACTACACAGGGACAGTCCCTGATCATTGTCAACCGCAATGTTCAGGAGGAAGTCCCCACGACTTACTCCGAGTTCTCATCCTACATGGGATGTGTAACTAATCCCATTTGGACAAACGTCACTTATCCATCTGCCGGATGGACTCATGCCAATGATAAGTGGCTCTACACGCGCTCTGGCGCGCTTGGGTCAGGGGCAGACTCTCTGATGTATGACCTCTGCCGTGTTGTGTTGGCCTTTGCCAACACTAATTTCACGACTGATCCCCCGGATTCAGTCGGCACACTTTGGGCCGAATACGAAGTGTGCTTCGATGGGCCTAAGGTTTCAGAGCTTATCCCATCGGCCCTTTTCACCTCTTCTCTCGACGCGCTGACGGCGCCAGTCGATCTCCCAACTGGGGACGCCATTATTAATGGAGGACCTAACGGGCCGTGGACCCGTGTCAATTTCAGGGCAGGAAGTGCGACAGCAGTTTATGTCCCTGATCTATTCCCTGAGTCGAACCCCGGTGAGTTCTCAGGGATAGTCATTTCACAAGCTGGGTTCTATAAGATAACAACCCAGATGTATTTCAAGGAAGGAAGTGGAACGACTTCCTTCTGGCCGAATGCATGGCAGGCGGACGGAGATTATCAACTCTCAACTGTGGAACAGTTCACGACGGAAGGCCCCCAGGCTATTCCGGAGAAATTCTCGGAGAGAATTCAATTCTGTTATGTTCCCGCTGACGACTCACTTGTGACGGAGTCAGGCCAAGTTATTGGCTCAAACCTTTTCAAGGCTAACGGTGGAGTCGGTGAGCCGACGCAGGAGGATATCGACTCCCAAATCACAAATATTCTTATTTGGGTTGAGGCAGTGGAGCTTGCAGAGCTCCAACTGCTCGGTATCACCGATATCTCACCAGCCATGGCACTCAGTGCTATGGCTAAGCAGGTTAAGTTTATGCCTGCAGCGCACCGAGACCGCACTATGGCGTGGCGAAAGGGCAAGAGGCACATGATGCACCCTCCAGCTAAGGCTGCCTCAAGTGTTCCAATTGAGGTTGAGGGTGAGGAAGAGATTACACTCTCTTCCAAGAAGATGGCTTAAGGGACATCTTCGTGTATATATGATTTCGAACGAAATCATGTGATTTCCCGTAGCGCGAGCGCAGCGAGTGCGTAGGTAGACGACGAAGTCGTCGCTAATATTCATATTAGCGCATCACTCCGCGAAGCGGTGATATTGGTTCCATGGTTCCATGGTTTCAAATATATATATAAGATAGAACCACAGGGTCTATCTCGGGGTTTTCCAGTGTTACAGCGAAGCGTCAAGAAAACCCCCAGGAGGGGTGAAACCCCGACTATATTTTGGGGGTTCAAGGGGGTTCC